TTTTAAAGTAGTTTCCGGGTTGTGGGCCGCAACGGCATACATGCCTGAGATCAACAAACTGTGACAGAGAGGATCTCGCCCTTTGTAGGGTTTGGTTGAGAATCATCCTATGTCGCAGTTCATTAGCTGAAGATTGGGCAGGTCAATTACGGATATCGTGGCGTCGCAGACAGTGCGCTCAAACAGTTCACGAACCTCTTCGAGGTCGAGACCGTATTGTTTGCAAGTCCACATGCCAAAACTCCAATCGTCCACCTTCACTTTTTCTGTCCGGATGGCCTTGATGAGGTCAGCCACCGATAAGTTGCTGGTGCGTGCAAACCATGTGAGGTCTTGCGTCTGCACTAGCCGGTTGTCGCGCTCCATGTCAAAGCGACGCATGAACATTTCCGACAACATGGGCACGTGGCGGCACTCGTAAGCGTAACTGAGTGCTTTGCCAGCCATGTATTGACTGTCGGTAATTGCGTCGTTCTGGGCGCTGCGAATGTTGAACCGGACTAGCATTTTGCCAAGTAAAGGCACCATGCAAGGGACAGCGATTTCAGCGAATATTCTTCTGCTCAGGAAAGTAGCCTGGCCATCGATTGCCACACCTTTCGCCTTCAGAACCATTTTAAACTCAGCCACTGACTTTACCCACTCATCGAGGTCGAAACGCTCGGAGATGCAAGCAAGTAAGTCGTCACCCAGTATCACTGCGCGTGCCGTGCGACGCTGCCGACGAAGAGCGACAGCGAACATCACAGCGTTATACAGCGAGTTCCGGGGCGTAGTTGAGGTGGTTCCAGTGGGGAGCTGGTACTTGAGTTGGGCACGGAATCCGAAGCGTTTGTTGACGACTTCGTACTCCTCGAGTTTGAGTAGTAAAGAGCGGAACCACTGTGGCATTCCTAACTTCTCTAACCAAGCATCGTATAGTAAGGCGACCTTGCTGCGTTGTTCGCGGTCGTTCCTAGAAAAGTCTCCCTCGATGGTCTCCTTGAGATCCTCATCGGCGAATAGAAATTCGCAAAGTTTGACATCGGTAGTTTTGTACGCAAATTCGATCAATGCGTCACCGATGGGCACGTGGTGGGTCCTTGTAAGTTCCACTGCCCTTTTCATTACTACGTTGGAGGCCGG